CCTGCTACAGATCTAGTTATCTGAATGATTTCAGATTTATCTAATTTTTTATCCATACCGAATGATGGCGAGAAGTGTGCAATCAGAGCAGCTTTAATACTACTTACTAATCCTGATGATGATAATGATACTGATGGATCTTTATTCACTTTGAGTGAAAGTCTAATAGGAATGTCAAATACTGGTTCTAACCATTTTTTACCACTCCATATTAATTTCGTTCCATTTTCAGGATCAGAACTATCATAGATATTATCTATTTCAATGAACATGTCAAATATTGGTTCATTAATAACCCAATGACTACCATTCCATTGAGCTAACTGATTTACATAATCTGCCCAATTTTGACTATTAGTATCTGTTCCTTCTGAACCATTAATAATGTATGTATCAAATAGATCAGGGATTGAAGGGATTGAAGTAAGAGATCTAGAGATGATCTTTGTATCATCTACAGGATTAAGTAGCATATTATTTAGCTGTCCTGTAGTATCAGGGAATTTAAGATTGATAAAATCAGTTAGCATTCTCTTAGATGAAAATTTGACATTACTGATAAGTTTTTGTAGAACATTTAATTCAAAATCTTTCAAGTTGAAATCATCTTGAGTAAAATATTCAGATAGTATAACAGGAACATTATGAATTAGATAGATTGGTTCTCCGCTTGATCCGGTATCTACTGTCACGCTACTCATCATAAAGTCTGATAAGTCTTGTCGAAGAATGACATTTGCTGTAGTAACTTGTATAGTAAACCATTGGGATGGTTCACTAGTATCGTCTTGTATTCCTAATCGTATCTTATCTTCTAATGATATATACTGGTATGGAACTAATGTTTGTATTATGAATTTGAATTTAACATCACCTTTCGGGAAATTTTGAACTCCCGAGAAATCGTAAGAGAAACCAATAACTCTATCAGCTTCAGTAGGATGTAATTCCGTAATCATATTGTATGATAGATTATCAAACACAGTAATTAACTGACATCTAAATTCAGTTACTTCATCAGTTGGTACATGATCAACATTAGCATATACGCTAACATCCATTACATCAGTGTTAGTAGAATCTAGTGCAGCAGAAAATGTAACAGTTGGTACAATTAAATATGCTAAAGGATTGTATACAGGATCTGAACTTTCAAGAGCTGCAGTTACATCTACTTCACTAAGAGTATAATCATATTCAGCAGTTAGATTCTGTGTATTGACAAACATATTAAAGAGTGTTTCGTACTCTTGATTGATTCCGCTAGGAGACGAACCTCTAGTAATAAAGAATCCTGCTGTTGAGTCTGTAGGAAAAATGATATTTCTAGTTGGTGCAATTTCTAATTTTCCTTCTTCATTACTAGGATTAGCATACACTAGTTGAGAGAATAAAGAGATCTCATTTACTTTCAGATCACTTCTCTTTAAAATTGGTGTTGCTCCATGTAATGGAACATTAGGTACTATAGTTTCAAAATCTTCATAATCTATATCGGATACTAGTCTACCTTTACTACGAAGATTAACAATAGCATTATTTTTGATTTCTGATATTGCTAAATTATTTGAACCATTTATAGCACTAGTAGGGTTAGTAATAGTAGTCTTGATTGTTTGTACTCTATTATTTTTTGTAGTATAAAACAATCTATCAGCACTAGTAACTGAACCAGGAATTACATTACCATCTTCACCTTCAGTGAGTTGGAAGATTGCTACTACGGTAGATGTTCTTGGAGGTTGACTACCTATAACTCCATTACCAAATGTTATTTCAGATTCTTCCTTATAGTTAGTAACTAAATATTTCTTATCACTACTACTTAATGTATAAATTCCTGTTTCTGATTCTTCCCATAGATATGCAGTCTTTTGATTTTCATCAATTGCTAACTCGAAATCGTTTAGATTATCAACAGAGCTAAGATCAATTTCAGGTGGGAATACATATAATGTAACATCACTAATTTGTCCAGTGAGATTAGACACTCTATGATTGAAGAATTCGTAAATTTCTAGATCTTGAGGAATTTGGAATTTTTCAAATTGTGAATGTATTTGAGTAAAAGGAATTAAGAAGCTTGCTACAGGATCATCTTCTCCTTCTTCAATACTTAATTGAACAGGGAATAAGAATCCGTAAGCATTTCTTACAGTAATAATTTTGTTATTGAGAACTTCTACTGTAATTCCTCTATTCACCATACTAGTGACTTGATCATCAACACTATCAGTAGTTGAAGATGTTACTACTGCTTCTATTGCGTAACTAGTATCAATTGTGAATTGAATGTTTCCAGAATATACTTTAAAGTCTGAAGGAATAGTAAAACTAACACTTGGATCTTTGAATGATAGAGGCATAGAAAACAGTACATCAACTGTAGCAGGAGTAGCATCAGGCGTATTATATCCTATCCACCTAGCAAGGTTTATTACTGATTCCTTTAATTGAGCTTGAGTAATAAAGAATTCCTTATACAACGTAGATTCATAGAACATCTGATCAGCAGAAAGTATAGACAACACATTGATTAGATAGGAGACAAAGCTAGTTTTGTATAAGTCTACAGTTTCTAGCTCTAAGTACTCTTGGGCGTAAGAGACTAGCTGTTTCCTAATCTCTTCCCTTGAGCTAAAAATCTCAACAGAGGGATCTTCAAATAATGCCATAGTCTACACTTTTTATATTTGTTCTATTCCGTTATATACCAATATAATATCCAATGTTTTCCTTGAAGGAATCATTGATTATTAGATTGGAGTTTAATTCTAACATTCTATACATTTGAGTGGCTGCATCTATATGATATATTTGTTTTTCATAATCAACAAAGGAGTATACATCTCTCACTTGGAGTTCGAGATCATCCTTTCTTTCTGATTTAATTTGCAGATTGATTTTCCAGAAAGTAAGCCAACTGTTTGTAGCTTTTTCTTTATTCACCACTTGATACATTGGGACATTAGAAGGTTCATTATCTTTGTTGATAATTGTCTCATCAAAAATAATGAAATCTTTAGCAGTAGGAGTAAACCCGTATATACTTGGAAAATTCAAAGTTGTTGTTTGATCAAATTTTCCGAATCCTCGCTCATCCGCTGTAAATGCAACTTGAACCTGTTCAGTGTTATAAATAGGTAGAAGAGTAATTTTCTCCCATACTAATCCAGACAAGTCACCAAGACGTTCATATGAACCAGAATCTAATACAGTCTTATCTATAATACTATTATCAATATCTAGATGATAATAAGTACATATGTATGCTATACCGTGAGCTGCATAATATTCATATACTTGTTCGAGAAACTCGGAGGGATAATGATTAAGTCTATACCAATTTTGTGCTGGCATAATTATTCCCCTCCTTGTTGCTCTAGAGCGAAGGCTGCTTCTTCTTCACTAAAATCTAGTTGGATTGGTATGGAACCTTCGAGCTTTTGTATATATACATTTATCCTAAACCCCTTTTGATTCCTATAGAATTCAGTTATAACTTCAGTAATACGAACTCTGTCATCATAGTATCTAATAACATCAACTACTTCATTTTCTATTTCTTCAGCAGTTATTTCATCAGCTAAGTCAAATACCTTTTGATATAAGTTAGAACCAAATTCAGGATCAAAGGGATAACTTCCTTTAGGAGTAGTAAGGGCATTCTTAATAGAGTTAATCAGAACTCTCATTCCTGTGAGTTTTCTGAAATCGCCACTAGTAACAATTACATCATTGAAATCAGCTATAGATTCGCTGAAGCCTTTAACATTACCATTAAACCTTTTTTGCGTATTAGAGGGAATGCCGGTTACTACTGTTGAATCAGTAGGGACTTCAAAAATAGTGATCTCTTGTATTGCCATATATTTTTGTTCTTTATTCTAGTGAGACTTTATCAAGTTCCTCCTGTTTCATTTTCGATACATCTTCGTCGTATTTTATTTTCCATTTTAGATACTTGTGAAATCTGTCTACAGGCATTCGCTGGATATCTGAATAATTTATGCCGCCCTTGCTAAGCTCAATAGTCAAGAAGATGTTTTCTTCTAGATTATTAAGGTAGTCGTCACGGGCGACATCACTCGTAGATTGCTCGAAATAATTGGTGGACTAGGTCAAGGTCGATATCAGTATCATTCCCGCAGGAGATACAACTCGCCTTAACCTTTAGATCAATTCCGAACTGACCAAATTCTTCTATATACTTTTTGGTAATGAGCTTTCTATCTTGTGACGGTAGACTAGAATATGATCTGAAAATATTATCACGCTCATAGATATCTTCAGTCTTGCCATCAGACTTAGTGATGACAAATTTATCAATGATGAGAATTTCAGATCCTAGTTCTAGATGCTTATCCGTCTGGAACATAATGTCCGCAAGCATTTCTTGCTCATGAATTAGTGTAGGAGCTCGTATAACAGCTACTACATTATCTACAGATGGAAGTTCTACTTCTATCTTTTTCTGGAGAATTTCATTGGGATCTCCAGTATAACCTTTAATAGAGAATGCTTTATCAATACTCAGGGATACAGGGAACTGTTTACCACATGCGCCACATGTAATATCGTAGTTATGAATATCCTTATATGTAATATGGTATAGTGCATATACCATAGCATCACGATCTTTAAGCGTGACCATATTTAAGAAGTCTGAATAAGTCTGAATATCCGCAGGCTTCTTAACAATCATTTTCCATAGAATAGAATTAAGATGCTCAGGAAGTTTTCTAGGAGTTTGTACACTTCCCTTTAATACTTCCTCTTCTTCAACTGTCAAACTACGAACCGTATAAGATTGTAAAGTTTGAGGTGTGATTAGTTCGTATTCTGGATATTTAATTTCGAATCCAGGAAAGAAACCAGTAGGAGATTTACCTTCAATCTTCTTAGTGTGTCTAATAGGTGCTGGACTATCAACCTGAGGTTGATCATTTTCTTGATCGGACATTGTAAGACTCCTTACAATTTTAGTTTTAGTACAGTAGATGGATACAATTTTAAATAATCAATAGTGAACAAAATTCCTAAATAATCAAAAAAGACTGGGTCTCTAGGTTTGGAAGCCTAGAGACCCATATATGAACGTATTATACGTGCCTTAACCTACTAACTTTTCAGCAGAGCTTCCCTTAGGAACTGATTTAGGGCCATCACCTAATCTCATTCCGCCATGTTGCTTAAGACCTTCTTGAGCAAATTGATCAGCCCATGTCTGGCATTCAGTTTTTACCCAAGGTTCTTTCCATATCCAATCAATGCTAAACTCCATGTCAATTTCGAGTTTATCATTGGCAGTAATATCGCCAGTATATGAATCTTGAGGATCTTTAGTAGGGTATGCACCGGTGTATGCTGCAGAGTATTCTACAGTACGACCGTCTGGTTTAGTTGTCCAGTATAGAATTGTGGCAGCATAAGATGACTTGGTATAATCTTTATCTGTTGCTCCGCCACCTAATGCAGAAGTACCTGTTCTATATTCTCTCATCATTCTGAACCAGTTATGGAAAATGGTTAGAAGTGGTAGAGAACTGAATTCTAGGAATCTCATTGATAATGTGTTACCATAATCAATGTTAGTAGGTACTGACCATTTGGTTCCGCCAAGACCTGTAAATTCTGTCTTGTTAAGAGTTCCGCCTGGTGGAGTTACTGATAAGCATGATGCTGATAGAACTTTCTTAATTTCATCCGGTTTGGTAATACCTGTACCATTTGGATCACCTTGGGATATAGCATTACCTAGTTGAGCAGGTAGATTTTTGAACCAGATGAAATGGTATCCAGATATATAAGGATCCGCGGTACCTGAAACAGTACCACCAAAGTTTCTATCAAACCTATTACTTAATAGGCTACTGAAACTATTGTTTAAAGGCATAATTGTTTCTCCAAATATTTAAAGTTTGTTCATAAGTATCAAATTATTTTATGAACAAGTTCAGTTGGATTTGTTCAATTGCCTTAGTAGGTTGCAATTCTACATCAACATGCATCAGTTTACGCTTCTCTTCGTATTCGGTAGCGCCTACATCGACAGAATAATTCACAAGTCCACGAGCAGCTCTTACTGATTCTAGGAAAGGAATCAATGAAGATCTGACTTCGTCGTGAGTAATTGGATCGTTAAATTCCCAAAGTGAGAATTTCAAGAACTGTTCAAGAGTTCTCTTAATATAAAGAACAGTTCTAATGATATGCAGATCCTGCAGAGAAGAAGGACGTCTCTGAGTTGTGAGTTCCCCCCAAACAGTATATCCAATAGAAAATTTAACAATTGGATTAATCTGCTTGAGATATAACTGATCTCGTTGACCGAGCTTCGGATTAAATCGTAGCTCTTTGATTCCATCTACTGTACCTCTATTGTAACCAGCAGATGGGAACCAAATGTCATATAGTGTATCATTCAGAGGAATCATTGATGCCATATGATATACAGGTGATACCCAAATATCTTTACCAGTATGGAAATCAAAGACTTTACTATATGGCTCATACAATGCAGCATAAGTTGTATTATATGTATGATCTAGATTTCTAGATGATAGTGATTCTGTTACTGATACATTATCACCATTATCAAGAAT